CTGCAAGTTTCAAAACGGTTACATCGGGAATATCTAACGTAATCGCAGATTCCGATTCATCCTCTGATTTAATCCCTCTACTTCTTTTTTCTCGATCCCTTTGTCTTTCTATTTCATCCATATCATAATTGGTCATTATGACTCCCTTCCTTTTGTTTTTTTAGTTTATCTTGTTCTAATTTACTTGAAAATACTGCATTGAAAGAAACGCTTCTTCTTTCGCCTTCTCCATCTTCTGTTCTGAAAGGATATACGAAATGTTGTTGTGATGCTGGAAATATAAAGAAGTCTCCTACTCTTGGTTGAAGTGTCATAGTTGGACTTCCCCAATATACATCTTTTCCAGCATTATTTGTAAAGTTAATCGCACCATCATCTTCTCTATGTGATTTACGAGTAGGTAAGTATTTTGGAATTTTAAGATACATCACAGCAGAAACTGCACATTCAGTATGAATATGACAAGGATTATATTCATTATCCTTTTGAGAAATAACCCACATAGAAAGCAGCTGTGTGTACCACTCCTCTTCAACAATACGTTTTCTATCAAATGGTTCCATTTGACAGGTTTGTTGAATAACAAAATTTCTAACCACATCTTGAAAAAACCCCATTAAATTTTCACGTTCTAAGATTTCATGGTCTACCCAAAGTTCGTCCTTGATTTGGCCTGCAAGAAATTCTCCATGACTTTTTTCATTTTCTGCATTGTCAACTATTTCATCTGTGATTGCAATCATCTTATCAAAAATCGGCATTGGCAATCGTGTCTTCATTACAAAAGTTGACCAAGGCTGCAACAACTCAATTGGCATTTGGAAATTTTCATCTTTCTGGGCAACTCTTTCTTTCCTTTTTTGTTCTTGTTTAGTACTCATACTGTCTCTACTGTTAGTGCTTCATTGTAAAGATTTTGCATTAATAAATTCAACGATTCTTTATTTTCAATCTGTAAACTTTCAACACAGCTCTTAATAACACTCATCGTATCTTCAACATCTTCCATATTTTCTATATCATCTCCCATGTCTTCAATATCAAAGAGATTGTCCACTACTGAAATGTGGCCAACTCCGACATCTACCAACTTGTCCATTAACACTTGAAATAGATAAGAGTTGTTCCTATTCTCAATTATAATTTTCACATAACAATTTTCATATTTTGATAAATCACCATAATCATTTTTCTCATCATTATAATAAATCTTGTAAAACATTGAATAAGGATTTTCGATAAATTCGATTTCCATTGTTTCAGTATCATAGATATGAAATCCTCTTTTATCATTATAATCACTCCATGTGATTTCATAAGGATTTCCTAGATATGTAATATTTCCAGTAGTAGAGCGGTGATGAAAATGTCCAGAAAATACTCGTTGAAATGCTTTGTACATAGATGGTGAATATCCATCTATACTGAAAGAACCTTTATTCTGTTCGATTCCTTCTAAATGAAGATGGCCGAATGCAACCTTAGTTCGTGTCTTTTCGATAAGTTCTTTTGTTTCCTTTTCATTGTCATCACATATCCACGGCACAAATAAAACCTTATGATCATCCGTTAAAGACACCTCAGTAGGTTTATCATAGACAGTAACGTGGGGCATTCCTTTTGTTAGTTCTGTCATCGAATTTACTGCAAGAGTATTCTTATAATAAATGTCATGATTACCAACAATGATTTTGATATTACCACCCATTTCTTTGAGGGGAATGAATAATATATCTTTCATGGAATTTAGAGTTTTATAGTTGATGAACTTCCTTCTATCAACTACATCGCCCAAATGAATAACATCGGTTATTCCTCTTTCTTTTAAAGTAGGAAAAAATATGTTTTCATAAAACCTACGAAAAAAATCTGTAAAAATCAGACTATCATTTCTAGCACCGAAGTGAGTATCGGTTATTAATGCAATCTTCATGCGTGGGCTCTGTCTATGTAAAATGTCAGGGGGGAAAGAGATATTATAGTTTCATCCTTTTTTGGTGTGGGTTTAACTCGTTTTTTAGCTCTTTTCTTTTCTTCAAATGTAGCAATAAAATCATATATGGATGCACGTTTGTCATTTGAAAGTGGAGATGCACCAGCAGAAATTGCTCCTGTATCGCCTCCCATTTGACTCATATCAGAATTATCTTCAAGAGAACTGAATTCATCCATTGTTTTATATTTGATATAGAGTTGTTTCTTTTCTTTCTCTATTCTTCTAAGGAATGCATAATAAGTTATTTGAGTAAAATATGCGAATGGATTGCTTGATTTTTCTGGATTGAAATTACTCGCATACATTACACAATTTTCTATACCATCACTTACCATTTCTTCCCGAAACGCATAATTTATAAAATTTGGTCTATGGGACAATCTCTCTGCTATTTTGAGAAAACATTCCCCTGCATAATCTGGTATTATTGGCTTTTGTATTTCACCAATTTCCTTACCATCCAAATATGCATTTCTATATTCTGTCATAACTACCAAAAACTTTTCATTATCTACATAATGTTGTTTTTTTCGTGCCACAATCACCTCCCTTTTTCAATTGTTATATTATAATTATACTAAATTATAGCAACTTTGTCAAGTTTAAAATAAACAAAATTTAAGTCTTGACATTTTGTCTATTATTTGGTATAATGAGTCTGTACGATTTGTAAATAGATTTCTACCTACCTTTTATTGGGATGCTGTACATATGATATGGAAAATGTTCTGATGTATAAATCTTAATTCTTTCCATAAAATGATTTAAAGTATAGTTTTTCCTATCCTTATAAGACAAATCATCTGAAATATCATATAAGGTTGCAGTCTCTTTAGTATCGGATTTTCTCAACCCCCTACCTATTGATTGTAAATTTCTAATACGACTCTTAGAAGGAGAAGCGAAAACAATGTTATGAAGATTCCTAATGTTGATGCCGGTACTGTATACGCCATAGCTTGCACATATAATAGCATCTTTTTCCTTCTCGACAAGTTCTCTGACTTTTTCTCTTGTATCTGCATCTGTTCCTCCATAAACAAAAAAGATTTTTCTGGAAGAGTCAACAATTTCTTCCAGTATTGAATGTAGAATGTTTCCGTGTTTTTCTATCAATTGAAAAAGAACCAATGTGTTTCCAGTAAGTCCTTTTACCAGATTACAGATATACTTATTTCGTTCTGGATGGCTAACTAGAAAATCTATTTCTTCTTGATAATTCAGTTTTGATACTACGGCACATTCTTCTTTAGAATATTTTAAGACAAGACACTTTATAGCAATTTCTGATAATGTCTTTTTTTTGATAAGTTCTTTGGTACTGGTTACTCTTTTTGTTGCACCAAATAACCCCTCTAATATTAATTTATGTACTTCCACTTCATCCAATGTTCCTGTTGTTCCAATTCGATAAGGTGTATTTTCCAGATTCTTCATTATCTTAGTAAGTGATTTGGCCTTGTAAAGATGTGCCTCATCTCCTATTACTAAACGAAATTCGCTGAAGAAATCTTTTTTCAACTCATAAAGTGATTGCCATGTTGAAATTATGATTGGTTTGTCTGTTACCTTTTCCTGACCTCCAAAAATCTTGTGGACGAATTTTTCGACCTCAAATGTCTTGTCTGCCTTCGCATAGGCTTCAAAATCTGAGTACATTTGACTTACCAGAGAAAGAGTCGGCACGATAATCAACGATTTCTCAGGGAAGTAATAACGAATCAGATAGTAGATGATAAGAGATTTTCCCGATGCAGTTGGTGATAATAACACACATCTTCTTTTATCTAATGAATGTCTAACTGCAAGACTTTGATAATCTCTTAATTTGTATTCACAGGGAAATGATGTAAGGAATTTAAAATAATCTTCGTTGGAGATTGGTTCAAGAATATCTCCTGTATTGTCTATAAGTTTATATTCACGATCATCCGCAAATCTTTTTATCTCTGATTTGAGTCCAGAATATATTCGATTGCTGTCCATATTGAAAAGGTAAACATATCCATCCCATTTCTTTCTTCGATACATGGGCATGAATTGATAACCATTTGGTCTGAATCTAAAATAATGATTCAATTCCATTTTTACATGAGGCTCACAGATAAGTCTAACGTATACTTCAGTATCCTTTTCCATTAATATCTGAGAAGTCATCCTAGCCCTGCGACAAATTTCCTCCAATTGATTGCATTATTGATATGGAAACTTCTATTCTCAATCATTGAAAGTACTGATTTTAGATAATCGACTTTACTTTTCTGTTCGTTCATAATCTTTTCAGCCTTCTGTAGAACATCATCTGCTGCGACATAATGTCGTTCTAATTCTGTCTTGGATATTCTGATGTTGTGATCTGGAGCTTTTCCGTTTTTTGAAATAACCACTTCCCATCGTTGTTGAAAAAGAACCTTCCAATGAGTTTCAAGATCACTCAATTTCCGTTTCTCTTTGAAATATATGTCTAAGTATTTTTGGTGTTTGTTTGGAATGTTTAAAGATTCGTTGTCTAAATCTTTATCATCAATGTGGGAGTCCTCCCCCCACATTTCCATAATTTCTTCAATTGTCATTATAACCTCAATTATTCAATAAATTCTTTATCTCATAGTTCACGTAACGAAATGATGCTGTGGCAGTAAAGTATTCTACATCTGCAACTGAACTATCAAAATCGAGTGCAGAAACAGAAATTGGAAAAGCATCATAAAAATGAAATTCCATTTGAGGATTCATTCCACTTGTTAAAATTGTAAGAACAATAGTTGAAAACGCACCACCTCTTGGATGCATTCCCTTTTCTTGTAATTTTTTAAATTTTTCATGTCCTTCTGCCAGACCCATTGCAATAATTCTATCATATAATTCCATCCAGTTTTTCATATGTTCATCTACAATAAAACGAATAGACAGTTCTTCAAATGATACTTTATTCCCACCAAAAGGAACTGTTGCGTGTGGAGTAGGAATATCTAATGAATCTATAGATACGCCAGGAATAGATGCTGCTTGGCTCC